CAAGACCTCCAAGCAGTCCGCATCCAAAGCCTTCGCCAAGTTGAAGGACGAAGACCAGCAGGCAGCCATTAACAACATCGCCCGCCTCTACGCAGAAACCCCCGTCCAGTTCGTCCCTCATGCCGCCACCTACATCAACCAAGCCCGCTGGGATGACCAAGTGATTCCCCGAACATCTACCTTTAGCCAACTAAACCAAACCGACGATGAACCACTACCATCTTACCGCTGAACGCAGGCTCCTCTCATGCCTTATGGACCAATTCATCAACCGAGCGGTCCTTCTCCTGCAAATTCCGGAGCGACTGTTTACAGGAAACCATGTCCTTGTTTACAGAGCGATTGAAGCCCTCCACCGAGCCGAGCGACCCGTTGACCTCGTAGGCGTTCATAAATACCTCATTGACAATGGGCAGTCCCATGTGATAGCAGATTTCGTGGACATCTTGGACGGGAACACGCTGACCTCCGATTGGAAGGTCTATGCATCCGACCTTAACGAGGCTTGGAAGCAGCGTGAAGAGCAGAGAATCATGGACGAACTGGCTCATGATAGGGACATCCCCAAAGCCTTTGCCCGCTATCAATCCATGCAAGCGATTGAAACCAACGCCTCGGAAACCACCGCCCACGAACTCGCCAAGGCGTTCCTGCTAAACATGAACGAGGTCCGAGAAGGCAGACGCAAAGATTCTATCTTCCCGACTTACATATCCCCAATGGACCGAATGCTGACTGGTTTCAAGCCCACCGAGTTCATACTGCTTGGCGGTCGTCCTGCAATGGGCAAGACCCTATTGGCTCTGCAAATCGCCATGAATCAAGCAATGTCCGACATCCCCGTCGTGTTCTTCACGCTGGAAATGAGTGCAGAGCAACTGACCCAGCGGATGCTATCCAACTTGGCTACAATGGACGGGGCGGCGTTCCTCAACCCCACCGAGCGAATCAGCACAAAAGATTTCATGGACCTCGGACAAAAAGCGGACCTGCTTAAATCCAAGCCGTTGTATATCGTGGACCTACACCAAGCCAACTTGGACCGAATAGAAGGCGAAATTGCCAAACTAAAAACCAAGTACGGGATTTGTGGATTCTACCTTGACTACCTTCAACTTGTTGAACCCACCAAGATTGACAAGGCCAAGCCGAAAATTGAACAGATGACAAACATATCCAAGACCCTCAAAGCAATCTGCAAGAGGCAAAAGGTGTTCGGGGTCGTGGTGTCATCGCTATCCCGTGCAACCGAGGGACGCAGCGACCATCGCCCAATCATGTCCGACCTACGAGAAACGGGGCAGTTGGAGTTTGACGCAGATAAAATCGGTTTTGTTTACCGCCCATACGAACACGACAAAAGCCAGCCAGCGGACCTCATGGAGGTCATCGTCCGCAAGAACCGCAATGGCTCGCTTGGAATCGCAGAGGTCCAATGCCACCTTCCATACACCAAAGCCAACGAATACCCACCCCATTCCCTATGATGGACGAATACAATCTCCAAGCCGCCTGTGTCAAGTTGTTCGCTTTGATGCGACCCAACGAGCAGGGTCTGCTATTCCTCAACCTCAATAACCCCCGTTCCCGCTCCAACGGTTTCTTCCTCAAAGGAATCGGGCTGACCGCTGGGGTTGCTGACATGACCTACCTATCACCCAAGGGTGCGGTGTTCCTTGAATTTAAAACACCCAAGGGCAAGCAGTCGCTATCGCAGAAATGGTGGCAGGGGGTCGTTCAGGAGGCTGGGTATAGGTACGAGGTCATCCGCTCCGTGGAAGATTTCCAACGAGTGTTGGCTGAATGTGGGTAGAGTGTTTATATCTTTGCTAAACCTAAACCCCTAACCCATGAAACCAACACCCACCGATTTCCGCCGCTGGCAAATCCACATCCGCAAGGAGTGTGTGAACTGCTCCCGCCCCGACCATTCCGAAACCATCAAGGCTTGGTCCGTCAACTGGACCCTGCTCGGAAGAATCCTCCAAGCCAAAAACGCATGAGGTACGGTTCCGTTTGCTCAGGCATTGAGGCAGCCTCGGTCGCTTGGCACTCCCTTGGATGGGAGGCACAATGGTTCTCCGAGATTGAGCATTTCCCAAGCGCAGTCCTCAAGCACCGTACAATTCAATGAACAACCAATTGACCTTTTGGTCGGAGGAACTCCGTGCCAATCCTTCTCCGTTGCAGGACTTCGCAAAGGTCTTGCTGACCCAAGAGGAAACCTCATGCTTACATTTCTTTCAATCGCTGATAAGCGCCGTCCCAAGTGGATACTGTGGGAAAATGTCCCAGGCGTTTTGTCAAGTAACGGAGGAAAAGATTTTGGAACCTTCCTCGGGGCGTTGGGCGAACTCGGGTATGGGTTCGCCTACCGAGTTCTTGACGCTCAATACTTCGGAGTCGCACAAAGACGCAGAAGAGTGTTTGTTGTCGGATACCTTGGAGATTGGCGACCTGCCGCAGCGGTTCTATTTGAGTCCGAAAGCCTGCAAAGGGATTCTAAACCGAGCAGAAAAAAGAGGCAAGAAACTCCCTCCGATGCTCAAGGAAGCGTTGGAAAAGCAATCCTACCAAATGTTGTCGGAAGCCTTGACACCGAATGCGGAGGGGGAAAATTGACCCATCAATCGGTCAACAACGGCCATTTGATTCCGTCTTGGTGGGATGGAGGACAAACTGCCGCAACCCTAACCAAGCAAAATGCAGGAGGCAATCAACGCATGCCTGACAAAGACAATTTTGGTGCAGTTATTGAGCAAGTCGCTCAACCTATTGCCTATTCATTTGATTCTCTTGCGTCCAATTCAATGAAATCACCTAACCCTCATAGTGGATGCAGGGAGGTTGAAACAAGCAAGACCATTGACACGACTACTCCTGAACCATCCAAGAATCAAGGCGGGATTGCAATTGTTCAACCCATTGCTGTTCATAAAGTTAGTCCTACGATTACGGCAAAAATGCAAGGGATGTCGGGTTGGGCACCGTACAATGAAACCGAACACCTTGTGCCTGTCGCTCAACCGATTACGATGGAAAAGATTGCAGGCCCAATAGATGCGAGTTACTACAAAGGCCAAGGTTCACGACAAGGCGGGGAAAGAGAGTTTGTCGCTCAACCCAAAGCAGCGGCGTTCATTGTAGCCAAAGGTTCAACATCAAGGAGCATTGGTTATCGCGAAGAGAATGCTCCAACGCTTGTCGCAGACCAAGGGAATAATAGTGCCGTTTTATGCCCAAGCCCTGTCGCTCAATTGCAATACTTTGAGAATCACGCTCAAGACTCAAGGGTTACAGGCCCGCACGATATAGGGAATGCTGTAAGTGCAAAGTATGGAACGGGAGGGGGGAACACTCCCATTGTTTCTCAACCCATTGCCGTGGACTGCTTCAATCAAACCATCAACGAGAAGACCACGCAGACCATTGGCTCTTCGGCTTCCGACATAAACCATATTGGCGGTGTCCTACAAACAATGGCCATCCGTAGGCTGACCCCAAAAGAATGCGAACGGTTGCAGGGATTCCCCGATGATTGGACAAAGATTCCCTATCGCAACAAACCCGCTGAACAATGCCCCGATGGGCCGAGGTACAAAGCCTGCGGTAACTCAATGGCCGTACCAGTGATGAGGTGGATTGGCGAGAGAATACAAATGATTGAAAACTATTTAAACCCCTAACTTATGCCTTGGATAAACCCTCAAGACCAAATGCCATTTAATGGGCAACCCGTTCTAATTACCGACAATGAAGGAATGCAAATCGTGGCCTGGTATTGGGTCAAGGAGGATAAATGGCATTCCGAAAATCACTCTTGGTTTACTTGTGAAGTCGCCTATTGGATGCCCATCCCCGAAATCGTCTAAATATGCAGACCAAATTAGAACGCTATGCCGCCAAGTACGGTGAGTCCTTTATGAACGAACTGCCCGACATCATTCGGACTTACTGCATCGCAAACGACCTGCGGGTGCCTACCAAGAAGCGGCCCAGCAACCTGCACATTATTCGGGTGATTGCCGAAGCGACCAGCGAAGTCCTTGGGATTCCGATTGAAAACATTTACTCCAAAAGCAGGCTTCGTCCCTTGGTCATCGCAAGGAGCATAATCGCAGACATTGCCTACTCCGAGTTCTTGTTTACTTACAAGAACATCGGCATGGAACTGAATCGGGACCATGCGACCATCGTCCATAACTTGATGACTCATGTCCAAGACACACGCTCAACGCCTGAACTCAAGTTCCTTCGTTCACAAGTTTTGCACATAACGAGGCAGAATCTGCAAACAAACAATTATTAATACACCTCTGATTAAGTGCGACTTAGGTCGTCGGTGAGCCTACGATAATCGGCAAATCCGTGAGATTCGGACTGGGTCAGCCTAACCGCTGGCCCTTTTTTTTTGCAATCTTTGCGTATGCAGTCAGCAGACACCATCATACTGGACCTTTACCGCACGGGCGAAATCCGAAAGGCGTGCCTGACCATCACGGGCGGCGACCCGCTTTGGCGTGACTTGGAGCAGGAATGCGTCCTTATCCTGCTGGAAAAGGACCCCGCCAAAATCCTGCAAATACAGGCGCAGGGCTACTTCAAGTTCTATGTGGTGCGCCTCCTGCTGAACCTTTACAGGGGTAAGAACAACCAGTTTGCCCAAAAGTACCGCCACCACGACCTGCTTGAAGAATTGAACCCCGATGCCCCCATTTCCCAAGCGGAGTACGATTCCCTCATGGATGACCTGTGGGCCATCGCCGAAAAAGAGATGGACACATGGGCCAAGGATGGGGCGTTCCCGTATGACAAGGAACTGCTGAAACTCCATCTGCGCACGGGGAACATGAAGAAACTATCCCGTGACACGGGCATACCGTACCGTTCAATAATCTATTCCATTGACCAAGCCAAGGCCAAAATCAAGGCCGCAATACAAGCCCATGGACACGCTGATATTTCCCCTGCTGATTAGTTCGCTGACCGCCCTCGCCATTGCCGAGTACCATGTTCTGCCTCAAGCCTGGTACCGGACTTGGCTTGCCCGGAACAAGCCGTTCTCCTGCGTCACCTGCCTTACCTTTTGGGTGGCGGTCCTGCTTACCTGGTCCACCTGCGGTTGGGTCCTCGCTCCTGTTTACGGCCTCGCATCGGCGGGGTTAACCGTTGTCATCCTGCAACTGACCAACCGATGACCCAAGACGAGTACCTGCTGGCAACCAAGCACCGCCACTATTGGGAACAATATCAGGCGGCCCTATTCATGCGGCTCTCCCCCGAAGCGGTCCATGACTTGCAAACCATCCTCGTAGCCCACGGACGACCCAACACAAATTGGTGGTGTGCGGACTGCGTAAAATCGGCCCTC